TTAATTTTATGATGATATCTAAAAAATCACTTTTCAAAAGTAGGACTTTTTGGGGAATTGTACTAACTGCTATTGTAGCGATCGCCCCTGAATTATCCGAAGCAATAGATAAAAACCAACTCAAAATCTCAACCATAGTTAAGCTTATTGGCGTTGGTTGCGGTAGTGTTTTGAGCGTAACAGGTAGATTGTACGCAAAAGATATGCTCTTTACTGATGATATCTTACCGGGTCCGAACAAAGAAGACTTACCAGATTAATTTTTATAGTCTACCCTTTTATTTTATAATTTAATTAGTAGACTATAAATTAATGTTCAATTCAGAATTCTTCCCCACTCCCCAGCCTGTAATAGCTCAAATGGCGGCTAAGATCAAGAAATGGGGAACGCCCATACTTGATCCGAGTGCTGGCAAAGGCGATTTACTAGATGAAATAAAGAACACTCACAAACGCTACTACCGCAAGAGTGACTTTTATGCGATTGAAATTGAGCCAGAATTACGCTCTATTTTGCAGGGTAAAGGCTATACGGTTATTGGAACTGACTTCCTGACCTACTCAGAACCCACAACTTTTCCAGTAATTGTGATGAACCCGCCTTTCTCTAATGGTTCTACTCACGTTATGAGAGCTTGGCAGGTATTGAGGGATGGTGGTGAGCTAGTAGCGATTGTTAATGCTCAAACCTTAAAGAATCCTCACACGAAAGAGCGCCAGAACCTCCTAGAACTGATTTCGCAGCATGGTGAGTGGGAAAGCATAGGACAGGCATTCAAAACGGCTGAAAGACCTACAGACGTAGAGGTGGCGTTAATTTATCTGAAGAAGCTCAAGCAAGATGAAAGCAAGATATTTGAAGATCTCAACCTTAAGCAAGATCATCTAGAGAAAGAAGAAGAAATAAACCCAAGTATGCTGGCTTATAATGATGCTATCAAAGACTTGGTGAGCCGCTACAACGCATCTGTGTCAATTCTTCAAGCACGAAATAAACAGCAAAAGCTACTCGACCTCTACATGAAAGGCGTTAGCAGCCCAGTTTACCAAACCTCAGATAAAGATCAGCGCGAGAGCCTCGAAAACAAATATGACCTAAATGAACAACTACTAGTGTTGAAGTCTCGATTCTGGGCTACGGTATTTAGCAAGACTCGCATTGCTGAAATCACCACCAGTAAGATGCAAGAGAGGTTTCAGGAATTCTCGCAGCAGAACGCAACTATGGCATTCACTGAAGAAAATATAATTTCTATTTTAGAAATGTTCTTCCTTAACCGACATGAAATTATGAAAGAATGTCTGATCCACACATTCGATCGCATCACCCAATACCACGAGAAGAACATTATCCACAACGAAGGCTGGAAGACCAACAAAAGCTACAAGATAGCCAAAAAGATTATCCATCCTTACGCTGTTGAGTGGTCTTGGGGAAGCTTTAAGCTGAATTATCGATCTGATGATTTACTAAAAGATTTAGATAAATGTTGCTGCTATCTCTCTGGTAAAGATATAGGGAACATTAAAACAGTTAGAGATTCAATATCGGAGTTCTGCCACCGATCAGATGAGGTTAGCCAAGATCTGACGGATAAGTTTAGCAGTGAGTTCTTTGATATTAGAGTATATAAGAAGGGAACTGTTCACCTTTACTTTAAGGATGAGAAAGTCTGGGCTGACTTTAATCGCACTGTGGCGGAAGGAAAGAACTGGTTAGGGGCGGATCATTAAACCACTACTTTTGGGGACTCCGATTTCAAATCGGATACCACTAAATTATTGCTTGCAAGGGTTAAAGACTTTCCTACAAAGGGTTTTAGAGATTCTGAAGGTATTGAGGTTGCAAGGGTATGAAGCCTTATCATATCCTTTTATGATTGTGTAACAGGTTCATTGATTTTTCCGATTACAAATCGGGAAATTCAAAACCCTTATATAGTATAGGTTTTGGCGAATTAGGCTGCTTGCTTATTTTGAAACCGATTCTTAATGTTCAACAACATCAACCAATCACAAATATCAGAGTCTTCTTGTATTTGACCACTTCTTAAAAGCCTCTTCATCTCATAGGATGACATTTTGTAACAAGTCTCAAAATCACGAATTTGTTCATCAACCTCTCGCTCTTGTTCCTGATGCTCTTCAGGGGTTGGGTTGACAGCAGCTTGAAACATATCAACTAAGCGCTGTTCTATTTCACTTTCCGAAAGCGTGGCAAACTCAGAAAGCTTAATCCTATTTTTTCTCACAAATGAGTACCCAATCTTTTTCTATTTTTAAATATTTGATGGTAGCCATATAGACTACCCTAGCAGCTAAGACCTAAAAACTAGGTGTTCACTGAGGAGATGTATTTAAATACTAACACATTAATTGTTTTATAATAGTAGAGTATACCGTATTAATTAGGAGCATCAATAATGATTGAATTTAGACAAGGTAACTTACTAGAAGCAAAAGCAGAGGCTTTGGTTAATGCTGTTAATTGTGTTGGTATTATGGGTAAGGGTATTGCCTTGCAATTTAAAAAAGCTTTTCCTGAAAATTACAAACAATATGAAAAAGCTTGCCATAACAAAGAAGTAAAACCAGGACAGATGTTCACCACATCAACAGGATTACTACAGCCAAAATATATTATTAACTTCCCCACTAAACGTCACTGGCGGGAAAATTCAAGAATAGAAGATGTTGAAATTGGGTTAAGAGCATTAGCTCAAGAAGTTCAACAACTAAAAATTAATTCAATCGCCATTCCTGCTTTAGGGTGCGGTAATGGCGGATTAGATTGGGAAGAAGTTAGTCTGTTGCTTCTATCAACTTTTATCCAGATACCAGAAATAGATGTGTTTATTTTTGCTCCTTCGATCTAAGCCTCAAATCCATACCTGCCAAAACATCTAGCGGTTCTGGTAGCTTGTTCGATCCAGGGTCAGAATTACCACGGCGGAATGCTTGCTCTTTTACTATGAAAGCTTTGGTTCTAAGGGGTTTGCCCCACGGGGAGAGGTTGTGAGGTTTCAAACCTCACAACCTCTAAATAGTTTAATCTCGATCACTATCAAAGCTATATATCAAGAAGGTTTCAAGTTTTCAAGTTGGTTTACTCGAACACCCACTAAATAGATAAAATCAAACTAAAAGTAAACGCCATGCTCTACACACCAAACGGCAAGCTTTACTTTCAAGATTCTTCCGGTTCTCCAACTGAGTTCGATCCAGTCACAGGAGAGCCTATCTTTACCTCGTCTACCGAGTCAGTAGTGGAAGTGAGTATAGAAGATATGTCTAACTGGCTTGAGAGCGCCATGTCAGGAGCTAACGAGCAAGGTAACAAGCTAATGGGACGTTGTGTCTGTCCCCGTCATCTAACACCATCTCAGAGGCGGCAGAGGAGAGCCAGAATCGAGTTAAAAGTTGGGGAAGAAATAATATCAGGAGACGCGAGTTTGACTCCTGCGATCGCATCTCGATTTAACTTAGACGAATACTTTGGCGAGAGAATAGAAGCCACCGTGGTGATGAATAACCTAGAACCACTAAGCAATTATACCTAAATTGTGTCTAGATTTATCCACAAAATGCCTCACAGTTATTTGCAATAAGGGAGAGTTATTGACAGCAGATTTAGCTTAATTTAGTGAAAAATTTAAAAAAGCTGAAATCGACCAAAGATATATGGGGTAAGGGGTGGAGGTGTTCGATAGTCCTTATAGTATTAAAAGCGGTATCGAATAGCTAAGACCAACCAAGAAAACAGTAAATTCTCACATGGTATTTCTAAGATGAAAATTATCAAGCACCTGAATCTAAATCAAGCGATCGCCTCTGCCTTCCAATCCACTGCCCAGGAGTTCGCTGACAAGAATGAGGAGATCGTCAGCCAACCTAGAAACTGGGATGGTGGATTTGGAGTGACTCAAAGACGAAGTGGTGAAGTCGTATCTGGTAGCTTCAGGAATATTGTAGATTTGGGTAATCTCCGCGATTCGCAGAATGTTTCTTTCTTATCTCCCCTCAAAGCTCAACTAGCTTGGGACGGGAACGGAGAGACACCAGCAGCCCTTCAATACTTTGGTTGGACTACTCGCACTGGTAGGCGGGTTCCAGGTCGTCCTTGGGTTAGGCAAGCCCTTCGAGAAATGGATCTGCCTAATGTATATATCACAAACTTTAAAGCTAGCCTCTAGAAGGCTCTACAACGAATCAAAACTACTATGAATGTACAAACTCTAACAAATAAGCTTACAACCGCCTTGACGGGGCTGCTAGGCATCTATAAGTATACAAATGGCTTTACTCGTCCTGCTATTGCTGTGGGAGAATCCCCCCCTGGAGTAACTGTGAGCGGATTAGAAGTGATTTTGCCGATAATGCCAGATTCCTCAGGTCAATGGTTATCCAATGAAATTTATCGTAAAGACACTTGGGATATTGTGTTGGTGCAGAGAGAAGGATGTAGTGCTGATACATTCCAGAAGGCTTGCGATCGTCTAACCCGATTCTTCTATAATTCCCACACCACTTATATTCCCCAAAACAAAACAGTAGGCTCATACAATCAACTTGTTCTCACCTACCGTCACCAAGATTTATATTCAACTTTTAGGAGCTAGATTCTTAAATCCTCACCTAACTGTTCTTCTGTAAGTTGTTTTATATATTCTCTAAATTCTTCTTCTATCTCTTTGTTCAAAACTAAAACAAGCTCTGTTCCATCTTCATCAATTAATGGTGGATCAAAGTTAATAACAACTCCTGTTTTGTCTTGTCCTGTTTCATCGTCTATGTATTCACCATATAATTCAACACTGTTAATTCTTGGTTTTGTTTCTACACTCTCAGTATTAATTATTTTTGTGTTTGTCATTGATTTAATTAATAAACTATAATATTATTATAGCTTTAAAACAACATCCCACAAACTAAATAAGAAATCTTTTTATGGAAATTAACTATGGCAATTGCTCAATCTTTTGTATCTGAGGTAACACCTTCAAACGTTGTTCAGACTAGCGGATCTATTTTGCTAGTTGGCAAGCTGACTGGTGCTGCTGAAGAACCCGCAACCGCAACGCTAACTATTGTTGACACCACCATTGCTATTGGCAACGAAACATTAGAAATGACATCTGATATCGATGTTACTTTGCGTCGTGGCGCTCGTTTGAAATTTACTGTTGGCGCTCCCGTAGTAGTGGCGGAAACGACTGAAATTGAAGGTGGTGCTGCTGCTGTTGCTGTGCCTGTTGAGCCTCTAGCATCTGTTTTACCTGTTAATGGTAATACTGCTGAAACCTGGGGCTTGTTGCGCGTCCTGTCTCCTACAGCGTTGCCTCTAGCGTCTGATTCTACCAACGTGGATCGGAAAGACTACACTTATGGCTTGCAAGGTAGTGAGGTCAAGACTCGTGTTAACTTGAACTCCAGTGTGCAGATCATCAACCAGGCTACTGATCGCGCGTACTACGAAGTCATTCACCCAGCAACCCAAAACGCATCTAACGTTTTTGTGATGATCGTTACGAATGCTGAACACGCATTCGGTGCTTGTCAGATTTCTAGCTTGACTGATGACAACGCGATCGATGAAATCAGCCGTCCTTCCTTCGATCTAATGTTCCAGGCTCCTTTTGCTCGTGTTGGAGCATATTCTTATCTAGAAGCTGGACAGAAGACCAAACTGAATGAGGCTCGTGCGTTAGCTGGTCTAGCAGCACTAACCTAAGAATGGTTTTGCATACTGCCTCACAATCATTAATCTTGTTTGGGATTGAAGAGATCTCAAACTATCTGATTTGTGAGGTAGTTCTCTTCTCTGAGGGACTACCAGATACCGTAACACTGATAAATAAAGAGAGTGGGGATAAATTTAGGGTATTGGTGCCAAAGCAGATTCAGAAAGCCCTATTGCCCGGGATTGTTGAAAACCTGACTTTTATAAAACTATAAAAAAGAAGCCCTCTGATTGGAGGGCTTTCTGCTATGGGTGAGCTAATGGGATTTTAATTACCCTACGCTATTCGTCAGGCATCTCTGTAACTGACCAATCAACGTATCCTGTAGTTAATTGTGTGCCATAGTCATCAAGAATTTCTGCTTTTTCAGATTCACTTAACTTCTCCCATTCTTCTAGATCGAAGCCCAAATCATCTAAATCAAATGTTTCTTCGTATTTGAACGTAATGTTTCGGCTCGATCCTATCCAAAATTTAAACTTCTTCATTTTTACACCCTTAATTTGCCAGATTGATTGTTTTATGCGATTTCTTTAGCTCTTAGGTATTCAACGATCGCACCCTTAACGTATTCGTTACCGATTGGATAAAGTTTTGTATCACACCAACGACCATTTACTAAGCGCTTTTCCACTTTTGCTACAGATTCACAGCGCTGAGAAACATAGCGACCGAGGGAAGATGCAAAGTTAGGCGGCACTTTAAGTCCCATCTCTTCAGCAATCTCTACCACACCCATTAGGCGATCGGCTTCTGGGAGAGTGTTTTCGCCATAAACGACACGATTGGCTAGTTTGTCAGTAAACAGTTGAGCTAGACGAGGGTTAAAGTTTTCCAGGTTTTGATAGATTTCTACACACTGACGAGCCGCAATGAGTTCGGGTGGGTTGTTAAGGTCTACTACTGGTTTTTGATATCCACCCGTTTTACGGATTTGTGGCAACACTTCATGGAACACCCAACGCTGAAAAGCTTTAGCACCATCCTTACGAGATTTAAAGATCAAGCGGTACAGTCCTGGCTCTGTAACCCCTGCTAATTCTTGAGTTCCGCCAGGGGTGTCGGCTTTAACTACGTCCTTCTCATCGGAATCTAGACTGGTTAGAGCATCACGATTATTTTTAATTTCGAGAACATCGCAGACATCCTTAGCAACCCACACTGGGTTATCTAAGTTCTTATTCCATCGGATTTCAACCTGATTATACGTTCCGAACAATTGTGCTAAAGTAGACATAATACAATTCTTTGCTCAAAAGATTTACAGCAGCCTCAGGTCATCTCCTGAGGCTTCTTTTATATTATAACCTCAAAACTAGAAACTAGATTGTAAAAAAGCAATAAAACTAGAAAATAAATTATAATTAAGGAAGGTAAACTACACAAATAAGACAGATGAGTGTTTTCAAGGTAGAAGTTGTCAGAATCAACAATATCGTTCCCCACCCCAATGCAGATAGGTTAGACATTGCTACCATTGAGGGTATGGCTTATCAAGTAGTGACTGGCAAAGGCAACTTTAAACCAGGTGATTTAGCATTCTATTTCCCCATTGATAGCGTGATTGGTGATGAGTGGCTAGATAAGTTTGGCATTCGTCCCCACTACTCTAAAAAGCTAAGAGCAGCAAAGCTACGGGGCATCTTTTCTGAAGGGTTGCTGATTCCTGTTGGTGAGGATTTTACAGGAAACGTGGGAGACGACTATACCGAATATTTTGGAGTGACTAAGTACGAATATCCCATCTCCCAATCAATGAATGGGGACATGGAATCGCCCATCGCTCAGTACAAATTTCCCAGTCCAGAGAATTTAAAAAGATATCGGGATATCTTTATTGATGGTGAAGAAGTGGTAGTGACGGAGAAACTGCACGGTACTAACTTTACTGTCATGGTAGATGCTGAGGGAACACCGCATATAGGAAGCCATAACTATTTCTGGAAGAATAATAGCAACAATAAGGCTCTGGTTTATGTGAGGGTATACAATGAAAACCCCAACTTACATAATCTACCGTCTAATACACAAGTGTTTGGTGAAATATATGGCGTTCAGGATATTAAATATGGTTTAAAGAACGGAAAGATTGATTTTGCTTTATTTGCTGTAAAGAGAGATGGAAAGTTTTTAAATTATGATGAGTTTGTGAAATTCTGTGAAGATTTTTCATTACCACGAGTTCCACTACTTTTTCATGGTTCTTATAGTTGGGAGATTGTTTCACAGTTTAACAATGCTGATAGCGTACTGAGCAGCGATTGCATGATGGAAGGTATTGTAGTTCAACCTGTGATTGAGAGAACAGATTTAGAAGTTGGACGGGTAGTGCTGAAGTTAATAAGTGATCGTTACTTACTTCGGAAAGGCGGAACTGAGCTACACTAATCAAAGATTTTATTGAAGCTCCATGCAATAAGTTGGGGCTTCTTTTATATTATGGAAATTTATTTTAAATGCTTGATACACAAAAAATACGACTCCAGGATTATTTAGAAAAGCTTCGTCAAGAGGCGCTAGCCATGAACGAGGTTGAGTTCACGGTAGCAGTTGTTGATATTGCTGAACAGATGTGGGAAAGACTTAATAGGGAGGTGGTTATTACTCCAGGAAAACATTTAACCATCCCAAATACTTGCCCTGGCAGCAACGATAATATTATGTATACATGGTTTCAAAAGGGACATTATCTAGAATGTGAAGTTTTTGGTGATGGGAATGTGGAATTTTTCTATCGCAACTTCAAAGACAAACAAGTTTGGGGTGAGGATACAACTTTTGATAAAGATTTTTCAATCGATATTGTAGATAAAATTTTATATTTTGTTCAGTAATTAAGTAAAGGCTAAAAAGCATCCAAACTATAATTGACCACCTAAATCAATTATGAATGCTTGAAATAAACCAAATATACCTAGGGGATTGCTTAGAGGTGATGAGGGATATACCAGATGGATCGATTGACATGATTTTATGTGATCCACCTTATGGAACGACAGCCTGTAAATGGGATTCGATTATTCCTTTAGAACCGATGTGGGAGCAACTGAAGCGGGTTATTAAGCCAAATGGGGCTATTGTTTTAACTGCTGCTCAACCTTTTACTACAAATTTAATATCTAGCAATATGAAAATGTTTAGATATACATGGATCTGGGACAAGGATTATTCAACGGGGTTTGCAAATGCTAATAGAATGCCACTTAAAGGTTTTGAAGATGTTTTAGTTTTTTACAAATGTTTACCAATATACAACCCACAAGGGTTGAAGGAAATAAAACCAAAAAGTAGAGTTAGGAAAATGGGGTCGGCTGGTGAAGTTATGGGTGATCATGGGAACAATACACTATGTCAAAAAGAATATATTACAAAATTTACAAATTATCCAAATTCCTGTATAAAAACAAAAAAAGAAAAATGCTTTCACCCCACGGGTAAACCAATCTCATTATTTGAATATTTAATCAAAACCTACACCAATGACGGCGAAACAGTTCTAGACTTTACCATTGGTTCTGGTACAACGGCGATCGCAGCAATTAACACCAACCGTAACTACATTGGCATTGAGAAAGACAAAAATTATTACCAGATAGCTCAAGAGAGAATTAGTAACCACATCAAACTAATATAGAACCATTCTATTGTTGTCAATTTGTAATCTATGTTATTCAAACAGTTTGTAACTACAAAAGCGCTCGAATCTAAACTCCCGTTCGATCTAGATTTTGAAATTAGCCCAGACTTTGGAGACTGCTCTAAAGAGAAGGTAGCTGGTTACGAGATTCCTAAATTCAATGAGCTTCTCTCCCGCGAGGTCTGGTGGTTCGAGCTTTTAGGCTCCCAGCTTGGGAATCGCCGTCAGGAGCTACAAATCAACCTCACCTTACTCGCACAGGAGTTAAAGAGTAAGTGTGGCGTAGAGAGGCTTTCAGATGCCATGTCGCTATTGTTTGGCAGCATCCCAGAAGAAAATAAGAATAAAAAACAGCTTCAGAGTGTTTTAGATTCTCCTGAATATGAAAACTTTTTGCTAAACCATACCCAAGAGTTACAGAAAATTGGGGAAATGGCAAAGCTTATTGATGATGATATTACAATCAATTGGTTGAAAGTGTCATTTTTTATGGTTAGTCGATACGATGGGGAATGGACGCTAGGTAAAACAGCAGCAATGCCTACCAGTCGTATTAACGAACTTGTGAAATATATTGAGCTAGAAGCTAATGGTGGGAAGTTACCAGAAGCTCCAGCGATCGCTCCAACCGCAGAGGATGAGGAAGACGCGGGAAAATAGTTGCCTCTTTGAAAAGCCAGAAGATTATCCCTAGTGATTGGGGAAAGGTCTTCTGGCTGGTTCAAGAGGGTAAACTGACAGATGATAGATTTAATTATAAGAAATTTGCTAAACAGCCTGTATGGTTAATCAAACAGGCTGTTAATACTGTTCAACAAAGTAGGAACTTAGACCAATTAACTCTGGCTCGGTTTTTCCAAACTTTTATTAATTCAAAACAAGATCCTAAGAAATCTAAGCCGCTCAAAGATGAGGCGGTTCTTTTGCCGCACCCTCATGTGTGGATGCAGTCAATGCAGGAGAGAAAACTCCATATTTCCCGCTATACTGCCTTATCTATTCTTGAACATTACGATTGGCTAGATAGTGGCTATAAAGCTATGATTGATGAGCATTTAGATGAAATTGTAGATATTGCCAGAAATTGATATAATATAGTTAGATAAACATCCGAAAAGTTGCACAATACAAATGAAACTTTTTAAAAAAATTAAACACTTTTTTAAACTTGCGCCAACATCAAATCGTATTGCTATTAAAAAAATTGAAGATTTGACTTCCAAGTTAAAAAATTTACCATTTGTTGAAAGAGTTAAACTCGTTTATAATATTCCTGATGATTTACATGAAATTGATTTTCACTTATTCATCTCTAATGAAGTCAATGAACCTGATACTCTTTGGGAACTAGCTGAATGGATAGCTATGCAGTGTCATAGAGAGTTGAGACAAATAACGGGTGAAAAGTGGTATTTTCATACTGATGTGATTTTACAATCAAATGTTGGTGATGAAGAACCCAGTGGTGTTCTATGCGGTTCGCTAAAACCAGATGGTATGACACCCCAAGAGCGTTATGAGTGGTTTAAGAATAGAAAATATTACAAAACAAGGGAGAAATTACCAAAAGATAAAGATGTGCTGAAAGATTGACTCAACTCTCTAAACCCCTAAAATACGTTATTTTAACTATTTTAGAACCAATCAAACTGTATAAGATACTATCAGGTTATACAGATGGCGGTTACTTTAGAAAGTTTAATTTTAGAGCTTAAAGCGGAAGATAACGCATCAAAAGTAATTGATGCTGCTTTAAGTCGTGCCAAACAACAAACAGCACTTATCGAAAAAACATTAAACCGACTAAATAGCTTAAAAGTCACCACGAAAGTAGATGACAGCCGATTAACAGATCTCAATAAACATTTAGAATCAAAGCGCAAGCACACTCGTTCAATCCAACAAGAGTGGAACATCTCACCATTAGCAGTACGGGTTAACGATGCTGAGTTAGTTCGCTTGAAGCAGTCGCTTAAAGAAGTGCGATCGCTTAATGGGATGAGTGTAAGTGTTAGGACTACCCAGACGGCTGTTCAGAAGAACCAAGAAAGAGCTAACTATGCTACCGTCACCGCATTATACAAAATACTAAATGTAATTGATGAACTTCCACATCTAATTAAGGAAAATACCAGAGAGACTAAGCCAGCAAGAGGTTTAAGAGCTTTAGTTAATAATGCAGCATCTGGTGTAGTACAAGGGGCTGGTCATTCTATTGGTAGCAGAGTTGGTAACGGTGTTGCTAAAACCATTGGTATTGATTTTGAGCAACACGGTAGAATTTTAGGATTAGACTTAAAGAATAAGATTAAGCGTTTCCAGGTTATTTTAGATTCAGCATTTGTAAATTTATTTAATTTCCCCAAAGGTACTAAAACTGCGGCTAATCTAGCTAAAAAGAATATTGATGCTTTTTATAATAACTTTACCGATCCTACCTTCTTTGCTGAACTAGAAGACTACATGGTGGCGAGGGCGCAGGTTAATTTACCCAACGCTCCTAAAAGTGAAATAGAAAAGATTGTAGCTGATAGCTTACAGAAGATTAGAAATAGGTTTGAGAGCGTAATTGAGGAAGATACTGCTAGAGCGTTAGGTGCAACCCTCAAAATGGCGGCACAACCGCTAAGAATTAGAAAGCGGGTACAATTAGGAGAATCTGCGGGAATTTCTCAAAAGCAAGCGAAAATTCATCAAAATTATTACGAGAAAAACCGTAAGGAGATTGAACAAGCTGAAGGAATCGGTATTTTTGTGGGTGGTACTGCACCAGCCCAATCAAAGCGGGGTGCGCCAGCAACAGAAACTACAGGCACGATGGGTGCTGGATTTAAAGCCTTATTCCCCAACGCCTTTATGGATACTGTTGAACCTCGTACTACAGTATCGGTAGAAGATTTAGAACAAGGGGTTTTTAATAAGGTGGTAAGAGAACAATTATTACCTTGGATTAAAGAAAACCAAGAAGCATTAAAGGAAACTTTTGGCGTTGAAAAAGTTGATGCTGTAATTGGTAATTTAGCCAATCCCCACCCGATAGAAGGGGTATTGAGGCAGCACGAGAAAGGTTATAGCGAAGATGCTATTAAAATGGCGTCTAAAGCTATGGGTGCGGCTCAAGCTTTCCCAGATAAAGATATTTTACTAGGCGGTGCTTCTGGTGGTGGATTTATTGTTGAAGAAGCTGTAGCCATACTCAATCAAATGGCTAAAACCTACCCACACCTTAAGAAAGCGTTGAGTAGAGTTAAAGCAATTGCGATTGGAACACCAATGGCAGGATTAACGGCAACGTCGAAACAAAGCAAGGATGACCCAGTACAGTTTAAAGCTTACATGGGCAACATTGATAATGTAGGTAAGGGTTTTTATGGTAAAGGTTTATATGATGGCAAAATAGATCCTAATTCTAAGGAATATCAAAATTTAGAAAGAGAGCCTGGTTTACCTGCTGGGGCGTTGTTTCCTTCTGGTCAGCAAACTATATTGCCTGATTGGGGATATGAACACAAAGTAGGGGAGATGATAGGGGATTTGGGGAAGCCTATTTCAGATTTTTTAATACAGGTTTCCCAATTCTTAAAGGGTCAAGAGATTGATGGTGCTGATAGTTCAAAATTAGTTGAAATATTCAATAATATATCAGAACTAGATCCCACAGTTGAAATTAATGAATATATTCAATCTGTTGAAGACATATTTTCTAATATTGAGGAAGTTAATAAAAATATTGGTGAACAAATAGATACATCGGGTTTATCTGATGTTATCAAACAATTAAGTAAATTTAAAAATGCTAAGTTAAATGATGCTGAAGCTAAAGGAATAAAAGAAGACTTACCCAAAGTCAAACAGATACTACAAGGAAAAATAACACAGGGTTTGGGTTTAAGTGGTTTGCCTGGTTTGGGTTCTCGAAAGTCTAATTTTATGGCTCATAAGAATACCGAATTAGTGCCACTATTAAATAGCATTGTTAATGAAATTGCAAAAATGAAAGGCGAGAAGCCCGTCTTTCCTGAAAATGTTTTAGATATTATTGATCCTAATTTAGAAAGCCTTGAAAAATTAGAAAGCACATTGGAAAAATCGGCTGCTGATATTAACTTACCTGTTGGCGATTTTGGCAGTTTGGTGCAACTTTGGAAAGATAAAGAGGTTCCAGTCAGAGAATACAAAGATGAGATGAAGCCTGTTTGGGAAGCTTTCTTAGAAGAGGTTCGCAAATATGAAGAAATGTCGGGTGAACAATATATTGATGATAAGGGAAAACTTAATTCTGGTTCTTTCTTGTGGGATGCTGCCAATATACCCACAGTAGGTCAACAACCCACCTATGGCGAAATGCGTGGTAAACACTCTCAAAAAACTTATACAACTGACACTGATAAACAGAAAGAAAAAGCATTATTGGCTTTTTTCCAGATGTATGAAAAAGAGGTTGAAATATTTAAACGTGATTTTATTAAACCGCTCATTGAAGCCAAAAAGCTAATTGCCGAGGGTAAAACCGAAGAAGGAAATGCTAAGTTTCAAGAAGTTCTAAAAAATAATCCATTTTCAAAACTAAAAGACTTATCTAAAAAAACTAAGGATCTTAATCCCTATGTTAAAAGAAAGGGCATTCAAGGTAATTTGACTGATGCTCAAAAGCTTAGTCAGTTTCTAGATAAATTTATTGACACTATTATTAAATATGAGGCTTCAGGAAGAACTGACACGGTAGCTTTTGATGAGTTAGCTCAGTCAGGCTTAGGAATTAATCAAGACCTAGACAAGGCGATTATGCAAGCTCTGGGTTCTCCCATTACCATGCCTGAAAGCGTTAATCCTGTAGAATTACAAAATAGCTTAGTCGATGATGCTGGTATAGAAGAATATATTGCGTTGATGAACGAAGCCTTTAAGTTAAAAGAGGATCTTCAGCAATCAGAGAAAACAATTAATGTTAGCATTCCTGAAACACCAGACTTAAGTAAAATTTCTGAAGAAATTGTCACATCTTTTACTCAAATAGAAACCACTATTTCTGAAAGACTAGCTAAAGCTCAAAAACAGTTAGACGTTGTTAACAGTTTGTTAAGTTTTGTTCCTGGTGACTCTGGAGAAGTTGATGCCAGTAGCCAAATAACAAGCTTGGATCAATTTGGGTTTAAGCAAGCTGGACAAATAGCTGGGAAAGTCGCAGGTGGCGGTGCTGTGGCTTTGCAAAAGGGAACTAATGTTGCTGTAGGTGCGCTTCTACCAGCCGTAAAGGGTTTATATGGTGTGGTAAAAGGAGTAGAAAATATCACCCTGGCTATGCTTCCTGGTGGGAGAATGGCTAAAGGGCTACTACAACAGACTGCCGTTCCTGCTGCGGCATTTGGTGCAGCTACTCATTTTGTTCCTGGTGGTGGGATGTTAGCTGAAGGGGCAACTCATTTAGCTCAAGGTGCGTTAAATCCTCTTTTGGCTGGAGCAGGTCAAGAATTAGCATTAAGCATTGGTGGGGCTATACAGGGTAGTTTAGAGATGGTTCCACTAGTGGGACATCAACTCGGCACAGCTATCACACAGGGGCTTACAAGTAGCTTGGGAGCAGCTTCAGGTGCAGCCGCAGAGATTGGAGGGAGTGCTGCTGTTGCCATCGGTGGGGGTAAGGCTTTACTAGGCGCTGGAGGACAAGCAGCTAAAGCTGTGTTGAATCCATCTAATCAAAAAGAAATTCAAGCGTTACCACAATCAACTAGAGCTATTGAAGCGAAAACGGAAGAATCTTTAACTAGAGCTTTGAAGGCGGCAAGAGGCGTAATTGCTGCCAGTAAGGAGTTGAAGCAAATTAAAGGGTCTGGGGGAGACAAAGCTAAAGCTCTAGCTGCCACGATTGTTGATAATGTGGGTAGAGCGATCACTGAGGTTGATTCTGCTATTGCCGCCTTACCTCAAGGGATAGGGAGGATGTCTGGCGAGGGGGCTGAACTAGCAAGTTATAAAGGAGCGTTGGTTCAAGTTGAAAAATCTGCTAACGCATATATGGCAAATAAAGCAGACGAAATTAAAGCTATTGAAGTTTTTGCTAGAAGCCTAGAAGCTGATATTCCCGAACCTACTGTAAGTCGTGCTGGGTTAGTTAGTCAGGGTGTTTCTGCTACTAAATCAATAGCGGGTAACTTCTTCTCTACCCAGAAAGATATAGATCGTGTTCAAAAAACTGATCCAGAAGAAGCTAAGAGGCTAGCTCTGAACATTTTAGCTCAGGCAGAAGATGCGAGAATTGAAATTGAGAGATTAGCTAGTAATTTAAGCAAAAAAGAAAAAACCAAACCTGTTAACAATGCTGTTAAAGATGCTAGAAGTAAGATAACCAGTGCTGAAAAAAAAGCTAAATCAATTGTTGGCAATGTTAATCCCGAAGCTGCCATGGAACAACTGGGTGAATTCGCTGGCGGGGGTTTAAGTCTTGGGTTAAGAGGATCTATTGGGGATTTAAGTAAGGTATCAACGTCACTTGTTAACGCAGTTTTAACAACAGTTAAGACTGGCTTTGAGATAGCCAGCCCATCTAAGAAGATGAGAAGGTTGGGTGGATTTACTGGCGTTGGTTTTGTACTTGGTTTAAAGGATAGCTTGAGTGTCGGTGTTGGTGTTGCTAAGAGAGAGCTATCTAGTTTAACCCAAAGTTTTGATGAGGCGGTAGAGAAGGCTAAATTAGCAGGTAAGCAAATTGCTGCTGCTGGATTAATCACTGGGGGTATTCTTACAGGTGGAATAACAGTACAGCCAGGTTTAGCAGAGCAACCCGCTAATCCCATAATACAGGCACAGAATCAATCTACAAATTCAAATATACTATCAGAACAAACACCAACAATAATAAGCGGTAAAGACTTTGAAAAAGTTAAAGTGGAGGCAATGAAAAAAACTTTTGGAGAGTTTGATAAAACTTTCCGACCTATGGTTTATGGTGTTGGTGCCTTACTTGCTGGTGGTGTTCTACTTATCGTTGGTAATATTATTGATTCTCTAATAACCACTTTAAGAGATGGTGAAGAGGAATCTAAAAAAATAAATATTAATTCTGGGATTTTTAATGAATTAGTTATCAAATTAAAAAATATCAATAAATTACCACAATTGTTAAGTGTTGTAATTGGTGAGTTTTTTAAAAATATTAATAATGGATTGGAGGGTGTTGTCAACAATATTCGGGGTAGATTGACAGCATTTAGAAAGAAAAAAGAATTAGGTACCAGTCCTGTAAATATAATTGATGTTGAAAAAGTACAATCTGAACCTCAGCCTGTTTCGGAGGTTGTTTCTTCAAATTCAGAACAAACAGTTAAAAATGCCACAACCAATGTGGAAAAAGAAGTCGCCGCAACTGTTGAAGCAATTGAAGTTGTTTATGGGGAAATTGTAGAAGCGGTGGCTGAAGTTAGAAAAGGCATACCCCAAAACCTTAATTTACTACCAGCAGGAATATCACCCCTTGCTTTATTACCAGAATCAAAACCACAAGTAGTAGAAGTCAAGCCCATTAGTTTTGATGAGACTTCATTAACGGTTTTTGCAGAGATAGAACAAGCCCAAAAAGAAGTTAAAAAACTACAAGAAGAATACAAAGCTTTAGGAGAAGTAGAAATATCTACGGCTAATATAATAGAACCTTTTGAGGCATTGACAAATCTTGCATATATTACTGAAGGCGCAATAAAAACACAAGAAGAACTTAAAGAATCATTAGAAGGATCAAAAAGTAAAGCTTTAATACCACATCCAGAACTTTTCAACAAACAATCTAGTAATAATACAAACTCTTTTGATCCCAAACGAAAACTAAACGAAATCAGAAAAGAGTTACATTTGCTTGGTGCCGAGTATAAGGCATCAATGGACAAAATAAACAAAAATCCTAATAAGTTTCTTCCAGAAGAAGTTAAAATAGCGATAAACGCTAAAAAACGCATTAGAGAGCTTAGAGAAGAATATGAAAAATTAATTGCTACCCAAAACGAAAGTAATAATCAACAGAATAATACTAATAACAACAATATTGGAGAACCTCCAAAACCAAACAACATACCCGAATACTTAAAACCCAAACCACAATCAAGAGCCTTAATAGTTCGAGATTCGGTTGCTTTAGATGAAGTTAGACCAATTCCAGCATCTATTCCTAAAAATCCACCACTAACTAAGGCAGATTTAGGGAATTTGCCAACAAACTTAAAATTACCTGGAAATAAGGTTTTTGATTTCCTTAATACAATAATATCACCTGAAAACAAAAAAAGAATAGGTGAGATTAGGCAAGAGTTTAATCAATTAAGCCAAGAATATGCAAACCTACTTAATGCTCTTAAGCAAACCCCTGGTGAACTATTCCCTGAGGAATCGGAGGCATTACAAGAATTAGCGGAACGCGTTCAGAATCTTAAATCAGAATATGCGGGATTGTCTCAAGGCGACTACCTGCGCATTCCAGATGTGGCTATCGATAACCTCCCTACAGTACCAGCAGCATTTAAAGCGGTAAGATCTAGTATTGACGATCTTGTTGAAAAAATGCCTTGGTTGAAACAGTTCAAAAATATGTTGGGTGACATTGGAAGAACTGCTTTAATGGTAATGGGGATCAACACGCTAGGTGATGTTTTTGTCAATTTTGGCAAAACAGCTTTTCAAGCAGCCGTTGAAGCTGAACGATTTTCCACAGCGATCGGGTTTGCCACTGGTAAAGATGGTGCTAAAGTTCTAAGCGGATTAGAACAGCAAGCTGATACATTGGGAACGTCCTACAAGGCACTCAGAGAGGGATACAAGACGTTCTCTAGCGCTGTTAGGGGTACTCAGCTAGAACCACAAACTGATGCTATTTTTGAGGGCTTCCAGAAGGGGCTATCGGTTCGTGACGCTAGTATGGAACAACAGAAGAATGCTTTAGTTGCCGTAAGTCAGATGGCTTCTAAAGGGAAAGTGAGCATGGAAGAACTTAACCAGCAGCTATCTGATAGTGGTTTAGCTGGCGCCTCTCATATTGCAGCTAGGGCGCTAGGTGTCACGACAGCAGAGTTATTTAAACTTATTGAAAGCGGTCAAGTGCTATCTCAAGACTTATTACCTAAGATGGCAGCACAACTAGAGCGTGAAAGTGCTGGTGGTTTGGAAGCTGCTGCCAGTAGTTTAGAATCCCAAATCACCAAGCTTGATAATAAATTAACAATATTTAGAGAGAACATGGGCAAACCTACAGCCGTGGTAATGAAGGCTGTCGGGTTCCCAGTAGTAAATAAAGCTTTAGACGTTTTAGGAAAAAATACTGATTTAATTGGTATTGGCTTAACATCTATCGGTTTAGTTGTAGCGTCTAAAGTTATACCCGCATTATGGAACCTAATAATTGAAACAAAACTAGCTGCGGCTGTTTTGAAAGCTTTAGAGCTAGATGGCGTGAATAGCTTTAGAACATTAGGGGCTGCTATAAAAGGTGGGTTACAATCTTTAATTGTGCCTGCTGTAGTTCTTGGTAGTTTATATGCAGTCTTTAAGATCTTTACTGCTGGTTCACAACAAATAAAAGACTTAGAAAACTCAGCAAAAACATTAAACAAAACATTAAAAGAAACTTCAGAAATTGGTAATAATTTTACACTTGGTGATATTGGTGATGGCTTAGGACGGGGATTGCGAAACCTTAATCCTAAGAGATTCTTTGACGTACATGATCTAAATATGGATAAATGGCGACTTGAAGAAACATTTAAAAAATCATCTGAAAATATTGGTATAATTAAACCCAGATTAGAAATGAAGTTTTCTAGCCCAGAATCAAGCCTAGCAGAACTTAAAAAACAACTGGAAAGAACTCAAATTATTAATTCAAAAGCTGGGAAAACTGGAAATATAGAACTATTTAAAGATTCAAGAAAAGAAATTGAGTATTTAAAAGACTTTATTGCAGATCTCGAAACCAATAAAACACCACTGCTCGATAAAGTAGAGGAGAAAGTTCAAGCTATTGAAAATAGGATTAGGGATTTAAAACTTCAGGACACATTAGCTAAAGAACAAGGAGATACCAGCAAATCTACTGCTATTAAAGAAGAAATCGCAGCGCTAACTAAAGAACAAAATATGATTCTTAACGTCACATTTGATGGTGATATAGAATCTTTGAGAAAACAGGTAGAGAATGATAAAGCTTTACTTGAAGGTTTAGATGAATATGCTAAAAATGCCATTCAACTATATCCCGAAAAAACAGCAGAAATACTACAAAATACTGAAAATAATAAGGCGAAGCTAAACAAAAACATAGAATTGGGTGAAGGCTTGATAGCCAAATATGATAATGCTATTAAATCTTTAGATACATCATTCATTAAGTTAGCTAACTCAGTAAAACTGTTCAATGTTTCATTAACTGGTATTAACTTTAAAGCTCAAAGTAAGCAAATACAAGAGCAATTAAAAAATAATAGTCAATACCTATCTGGTGACATCACACAAGGCTCTTTAGATTGGCAAAACCGTAGCAGTGGCATAGATACAGCAAGTGAAAAGTTAAAAGATTATCAAAAACAAATTAATAAGCTTAGAACTGATATGTATTCTGTTGATTATGCTGAAATCAACAGAGTTATGCAGTTACCTGAAATGGGTGGCATGGGTGGGGGCATTTATTCATTATTAAATGAGGCTGACAAAAAAGGTTCTGAAGTAATTAATCAAATTCTAAGCAATAGGGGTGATGACATATCGCCACAAATGAAAGAAGTATTGATTGCTGCTCAGGCTTATGCTAAAGCTAGAGAAGATGCTGTAGGAGCAGAATCGGAAATTAGCAATGCTTTAGTAGATCAGAAAAAAGCAATGGAGGCATTAATAACCACGGCTTTACAGTTAAGAGTAATTGCGCTCAACACTGGCAAAGAGTATATGCAATTTATTAGGGAGTTGCAGACTACTAAAGGTCGCACAGAAATGAAAAAAGAGCAGCTTGGAGATAATGCGCCCACTGAAAAGGATTCTCAAGCTGCTGCTATTCAATATCAAATTAATACTTATCAAAAACAATTACAAGATGTAACAAATTATCAACAAAAATATCTAGAGGCTTTAGCTAATATATCGCCAGAAGCCAGCACTAT